TTTCTGCCGATATCGTATTCGGAGAAGCGCTCCAAACATCCTGCCAATGCATCACAGCCATCGATATAGCCGTCAGGATAGGTGAGGAACTGACTTATTAGAGTGGGAGTGTCCTGTCCGTCCGGGAAGAGTATCTTGGCAGTCTCGATACTGGTCTCAGTGCGTTCTATACGTAGGTTCTTGTTATCCTTGTTATCGATCCGTTTTATTCTGTGCGATATCGGTGGCAGATGATTATCATTAGCCCACCTGTCGAAGTCGGCAAGGATACGTGCCTGACCGTAGGTAGTTTCGCAGGCTGCTCTGGATTTTACTCTGTAGATTCTATCCAATTCCTGATAGGCATCATAGTAGTATCTGAAGAACTTGGTATTCTCGGTCTGACGTATCCAGACGTGGATCACATAGAAGCGATTACCGTCATAGCCAATGGAGATCACAGCCTTGAAGCAGCCTTTCTCTCCCCAAGCAGGATCGGCATAGAGCCAGACTCGCTTCATCTGGGATGGTTCTGGTAATGTCCTATACTTGGTGAACCAGTGGTTCTTGAAGATGTTCCCTTCGATTACCGGCTGTCCAAGCATCTCCCTCTGATATCCAGTCATGCCGAACTTGGCACGCAGGTTGGGCAGAGTGGCAGTGGGGTATTGAGCTTCCCAAGTGGATGTCCCATCAGGATTCTCCAACGAGAAGCGCAGGATTGCTTTCTGGTGCGTTTTAAGTGCGATCTGGCATCCTAAATCCAAATCTGGATTATCAGCCCGTATTTCGCCTAATATGAGCTCCTGAAACTAGCAGATGGCATAGTTAGGGTGTACCAGGTTACCGAGCCAGATGATCTTGCCACTGCCTTCCGGAGATAATGCTCCAGCAAGCTCCTGGGAGAGCTTCTCCATGCGTCTCTTACCGATGGACTGGTTGCCCATGTTCTCTTCTTTATCGATATCATCACAGACAATCAGTCCTGGTCGCTTGGCAGTCTTGGGATTGATCGTTCCACGATGAGACTGCTTGATACTCCTAGCTCTGATCCTGGCCTTGTTCTTGAGATAGAAATCCAGATCAAAGCTATCCATAGGCTGCAGCTCTGGATAGTCGATTGTGAGCCGTTTATTGTTCTGCAGCTCGTGTAAGGTAAACGCAGTCCGTTCCTGTGCCAGATCTATGTCTGCTGCAGTATGGATCACGTAGCGTTCACCTTTGATGATTCTCCAGATCGGATAAACCACTCCCATAAGTACCGTTTTGCCCAGCCCACGAAAACCTGTGACTCCGATGATGCCTGAGCCCTTATCAGTCTCATCGAACATGGTTTCATGTGCTGGGCAAAAAGGTAGTGGGAATACATGCGGGAAATAGGTATGACAGAAGAACGAGAAGGCATCCCAACCCTCTGATGTTGTCCTCCTGATCCTCTCTGCTTTGGCTTCGGGATTATCGTCTATAAAAGGCAAGACGGAGATCGTTTTGGATGCGATCTCCGTCAGAGCCTTGTTATGCCGTTGGATGAACTTCTTAGGCATAACCGGGTAACCCCCCGACGCCCAGGGGGACGGACGTCGGGGACCCGGAGGTCGGAGGACTGACCATGTCGGGCTGTTGGCTTGGAAGGTATGTAGGGTCTGTAGGCTTAGGCTTGGGAGGCCTTAGGTAGGATGCAGGAAGGCTAACCATTTCTAACTCTCAGATAATCTGCCAGATCGTGCAGAATGCTTTGGAACTGCTTGAGCAAGGTCTCATGCCCTTTCTCGATCATGAAGTCGGTCACCTGATCTAGGAACTTGACGATATAATCGTTCAGTTCTTTGGAGGGCTGCCGATCCTTCTGATCCTGCTTCATCATGCTCACCAGGCTTTGGATGGCAGTATCGGCAGGATTCTTGGCATACTCCCTGAGTGCTTGAATGAGTGCCTTCTTGCGGGCAATGGCAATCTCGTGGTCGAGTTGGTTCTCCTCTTTGAAGAGCTCGTCCCACTTACCGCTCTTGATCCACTTACGGACAGTGATGTCGGAGACTCCGAAGATCACCGCCAGTTCCAGCGGATCGGTCTTGCCGTTCAGATAGGCTTCTTTGCAGTTATCCCGCTTGATGCGGAACTCACGGCTGTTACTCATACTCAGGGCGTACCTTGTGCTTCAGTAGATAGATGTTGAGGTCTTTACCGGAACAGCGTAGCTGTCCGTTTTCTTTAGTACGGAAAGCAGGCAGAGGATCACCGATGTCACGTATCCAGCGGTAGACGCTGGAGCGGTCGACCTTGAGGATATCGGCTATCTCATCGGTGCGGTAGGTGCGGTCATCATTGAAGATACTCATCAGTTCCTCTGCGGTGTTGGTATTCATAGGTGCCATTATTCATTCTCCAGTGTTCTTATCAAATTGAGATGCGTTACGCTGCCACTGTTTCTTAAAGGGCAGGGAAGTTGAGGATGATCTGGCGGAACTGGCCAGACTCGTCACGTTCATAGAAGTTGATGTACTGCTTGGTGGATACCACTTGAATGGCCTGGTCGATCAGTTCCATAGCTTCCTTCCAGGTTTGATCCTTGATGTTGTAGCGGCGCAGACGCAGGATGCGATACTTGGCGATCTCGCCTTTCTTATCGACCTGGAAGGCTTCGCTGATGATGGCTCGGAGGTTGACGTTAGAGTCGGCAGACCAGGCTTTCAGGCACTCATCGATCTTCTGCTTGGCGAGTTGGAGTTCGATGCCGAACTGGATGCGCTCCTTGAACCTGATCTCGACCCGGTACTTGCCGTCAAAGCTGTTGAGGACAGCATTGCCCTTCCAGTCGAGTCCGTTCTTTTCGGCTACCTGCTGGAGATACAGCTCCACGTCTTCAAAGAACTGGTTCTTGTCTGCCACCATACGATCATGCAGCTTGATAGCCCGGTTGATGGTCTTGGTTACGATAGCATCCTGCTTGAGAATCTCCGGTCTGATGATCGAAGTAGGGATGCTCTGTCCGTTAGCGTCAACTCTGGTGGGAATGGCCTTCTTAGCCTTGGGGGTCTTGGGGGTGTCCATTAGATGTCTCCTTCTTGGTTGTATTTTTGGCTTTCTTTTCATTCTGTTTGATGTAGTTTTGCAGCATTGCGATCACAGCTCTGCGCTCCTTCTTGTTGAGTAGGTTCCAGTGGGTTTTGGAATAGTGTTGGATGGTAAATTCACGTAGCTGGGACTCGGTCCAGCCTGCAGTCTTCATGAGATAGAACATATACTTGCCCTGACGGTCGAAGCTAAAGATTTGGGGCCTACCATGCTTACGGTACTTGAGCAGGAGTGCCTTCAACTCAGTTAAGCGATCCTCAGGCAAGGCCCGGAGAGACTCGCCATAGCCCAGACCCTTGATGATGAACCTGAAGGCATCGAGTGGCCAATGGAACTTCTTGACCCGGAGGCCATGTATCTGTTGACGTAGTTTTCGTTCTCGCTGTTCCTGAGTCATAGAATGCCCTCGCTCTTTACTTGTGGTTAGTGGTTTGAGTAGTTTTCTTGCGGCGTCTCTGAGGTCTGATACCGCACTCGATACGTTTCTGCCTGATGATGCCTTTGGTGATGACAGTGCCGACCTTGTACATGTTCTCGTAACAGGTTACACAGTATCCGGCCTTTCTGATCCCGACGGCATCCACCGAGATCAAAGCTTCCAGGTACTTGAAGACCCACTGGCGGCTTCTCCCTATCTTGGCAGCCAGAGCTCTGATAGACCTGATGTACTTGCCATCCAAAGCCCACATCAGCTTCTCGCAGTCTTCGATGCTATAAGCCCAATCTGTAGAGTGGATGGTGCTGATCCTGGCCGTATGTTCATAGTCCCGGCTATAGATCGGATCACGTTTCGAGATCTGGCGCACGCAGTTTTCCGCTACCAGTTCATTCAAGATTCGCTTGATGACTCGCCGGGACAGGCCGGTGCCTTCCATGATCTGTTCTATCACAAAGAAGTTCCGGCTGGAGGCGACGAAACGGATAACCAAGTCTTTGGAGGTCATAGTGCCCCCAGTTTGGTGTTGATCTCGTTCATGGCCTGGATGGGATTCATCTTACTGCGAAGCTCGATCATGTGCATGATCTTGATGGCTTTCCTCAAGTTCCCGGCCGCGTTGAAGTGGATGTAGTTGACCAGTGACTCCGGGCAGGGGCAGTTCATCATCTCCTGGGTTAGCAACAGAATGTCATCCTTGCTGATAGTCTCGAACTCATAGAAGTAGTTGCAGCGATCAAAGTAGTAGGCATTGATCTGGTTAAGCCTGTCCTTGGCATTCTGCATACCAACCAGAATCACCACTGACAAGGTTTGATCCACCAAGTCCCGAATCGAACCGAGCAGTTCGTGATAGCGGAAGGCATAGTCGATCTCATCGATGATGATGACTGTATCCTCATGGGTATGCAGGAGCCTGATGCATTGCTTGTAGAGGGTGTTACAGGGTCCGACTGGCAGATAGTCGCCCATCCCGAAGTTAAGGTAGAGGCTCTGCAGCAGTTCCTTAGCAAAGGTCTTGGGGGTGGTAGTGGCTTCCAGTCTGATATACACGTAGCCACGAGTACAGGCTATGCGCCTGGCATAGGTGGTCTTACCGAGGCCGGGCCTGCCATACAGCATGCCCAGTCCCACCATCTCCAGGCGGGGACGCTTGAGTAGGAAGTCGATGCACTCATCGGCTTTCTGGACATTGTGGATCGGGACAAGTTTTCCTTGCTTCATCTATTCCTCCTTATTTGATTCCGATCGTCTTGAGCATTTTCTTGAACTCCTCATCGTCGAAGGGATCGAATACGCTTGATCCTTCGATAACAGCTTGATTTTGATCGTTGTTGGTCTGTTCAGCTTGGCTGGCAGCCATAGCCTGTTCCTGCTCGATTACTATCTGTTCCAGCCTGGCGATCTCCTCTTCCGGACCCGGGGCGGGAGCCTCGATCATCGGTGCTTGAAGGAAGGTGGGGTTGTTATCGGCTGGGATTTCGTTCATATAGCCCTTGAGCAGCTTATCCACCGATTCCTGATTGCTGCGCACGAAGCTCCGGGTCCGCTGTTCGGTCAGCCGCTGCAGCTTCTTGATCTGGGTGTATTCCTGGCGATATTCCTTATGTGACTTGCTATTCTGCATATCGGCCTGGATGAATGGATGCTGGGTCTGGCGCAGGGAAGCCTGGCAGATGAAGACATCCGACTCGTCATAGACCAGCACCCATCTCGCATCAGCCAGATCGTATCTTACCACCACTGGCTTGCCCATGTGAAAGACCAAGGCGGGATGCCAGTACTTCAGCTTATTCAGTACGATGCCCTCGTTGCGGATGGCTTTGCGCTCCACACTCAGCATCATGAAGTTGAGCCGGGAGGGATTGACCAGCCTGTCCTGTGGTTTGGGCGCCGAGTTGAACACCTCCCAGGGTTTGCGGTTATCCAATCCCCGGTGAGGGGTGATGCCATATACATATCTGATATAGTAGCCGATCAT